GTTCCATTGGTTTCTAGAATATATATATTTTGTAATAAACAAGTTTTACTTGTCACTCGAAAAATTATATATATCTTTTAGAAAATGCTTTTATGTGAAGAATTTTTGAACATTCTATTGTTCTACAATTTTGAAATGTTCTACAATAGTAGAAAGTACACTGATCTGGTACTTTTTACAAAATTTAGCTTGGTATGGCCACCAAGTTATCTTATTTCCCGCCGATTTTTCTGCGGGATTCCGCAGTTTTTATAATTGCGGGTTTTAGGGCTCTGGCCCTATCTTTTTAAGTTTGATTATATTATATAGATATTATGAAACTATTTGGCTTACAAGGTAATAAGGAAGTGGAAATTGAGCGCCACAAGCTACCTTTGATAATTTTAATATATTCCCTAAAGGTTTTTGCGAGGACCGAACTACACAACTTGTCAATAAATTGCGCATTCGTTGAGTGTAAGACGCGACAGACTGCTGTACAGTAGCAATTCTTGCAATATTAGACCTTAAGATTTAAAACATCAATACAAACGTGGTTGACTACCCGGGCGATACCTTAGCCAAAGTTATGTTTCCAATTACTGGAATTATATGTAACTTTTAAAGATAAAGATTTGAAATGGGTTTCCAAATTGAACGTGTACCCAACAAAACAAAAACAGCATGAACTACAACACTGTGGAGGGAAACCACTGTAAGGACTCTAAGGGATTTAATTCCCGTCATGCAACGAGGGCTGTCACCCCTCAAAAAGAAGAAGAAGAAGAAATTTCCAATGAAAAATTGGAACGTCGTAAGGACTTCAAATTGAAAAAGAAGAGGTCCAAACTTCATGTTAAAGCTTCAAAGATCATCATTAAGCCGCATTCAACTGTTAGTTATGGTGATTTTGTTTCGAATTTGAAGCAACTTGATATGAACTTTGCAACTGAAGCACTCGAAACTGTTTTAGTTGCAATTCTCGTTAAAGCGAGGAAATCTAATCTTGAAAGGGCATTGATTATTGCTGCAAAATTACTAAAGACACACTTAGGTGTGTGTTTTGGTGATGTTGTAACAAAATTATTGCTTAATAAAGATTCGATATTCGTTAAAAATATTCTTTCTTGGAATCTAGAAGATCTAGAATCCTATATGAAGGAACTGTTGAATAATTGGAAAGTAGCACACAAAAATGAGGCGTTTAGTTCGCTAGTTTCACTAGTGAGCACATTTTTGGCTATATTTTATAGTGCTGATAAAAAATGGTCTATTACTATTGGATCGTTTTCCATGTTTTTATTCGACGCAAAACATTCCTGCAAAGGAGCTACCAGTTTGGTAGATGCGATACTGAAAGTTTCTTCTTATGTTATAAGTGGATTGAAGAAATTTTTATGTTCTGGTTCATTGTCTGGTTTTCTTTATTCAGATGATCAACTTGGAGAATTAGATGCAACAGTTTCTCAATTGCAATCTCAATTTTCTTATATTAGACCTGGCAATCTTGGAAGATTTGTAGGTTCTGATGAAAACACTTTTGACCAACAAATTCAATTAGCTATTAATTCTGGTGAGAAGCTTATTTTATTATATGACGGACCTACTAAAAAGTTCGTCATGGACAAGGTAAGAATGTTGAAACAATTGCATTGCGACTTTATCCAGACCAGAGCTACTGGTGGATTAAGGGTTGCACCTTTTGCGTATTTAGTGGCCGGTTCTACAGCCCTCGGAAAATCATCCGTAAATGAAATCTTGATGAGATATATCTTATCGAGTAATGGATTTAATCACCAAGATCCGTACATTGTTACATTGAAC